GCCGTTAATCGCACGCGACGGATAGATCATCTGCGGGAAATCGCGGGAGCCAAAACGCTCGACGACGCTATTGCCGTCGGCGGCGACCTTCATGCGGCCGGCGCCGGCGTGCACTATAGGACGAGACTGCAATGCGAGGAATCGGAGAGATCAAGAATGGGCAAAGGCCCGCGCGGACCTGGAGGCCGAACTGATGCTCCGCGACGGAACAGGCCCGCCAATGCGGGCAGGAGTATAGAATATGCCACTGCCGAAGCCTAAGGATGACGAGAGCAAGAGCGAGTTTCTGGACCGCTGCATGGCGGACCCGGCGATGGTCGAGGAGTTCGACGACGCCGGCCAGCGATACGCGGTCTGCCTGAACCAATGGAAAGGCAAAGGTGAATCTATGGTCACCGCGAACATCGAGAGGCGCTGCCTGCCTGGCGTGGAGGTCCGCATCGACGCGGACAAGCCCCCGATCATCGCCGGGTACGCCGCCGTTTTTGGCAAGCTCAGCGAGGACCTGGGCGGCTTCCGTGAGATCATCGAGCCGGGCGCGTTCGCCGACGTGCTCAAGGCCGCCCCGGACGTGCGCGCGCTGGTCAACCACGATCCCAACCAGCGGCTGGGGCGCACGAAGGCCGGCACGCTCCGGCTCCGCGAGGACCCCGAAGGGTTGCGCGTGGAAATCGACCCGCCCGACACGGAGGTCGGCCGCGACGCCGTCCAGGGGATCAAACGCGGCGACCTGGACGGAATGAGCTTTTCCTTCCGCGTGCGCGACGACCGCTGGGAGAAGCGCGACGGCGCGGATTTGCGGATCGTCACGCGGTTCGAGAGGCTGTACGATGTCGGCCCCGTGACGTTCCCGGCCTACCGCGACACGTCCGTAGCCGTCCGCAGCCACGACGCCTGGCGGGCGGCGCAGGAGCCGCCGGCCCCGGCCGGCCCCGCCGCCGATGTTCTGGACCGGCAGCTGCGGCTGGCGGAAGCCGAATGAGAAAAACGCGCCCTTGACAGCGCGATGTGCGGGCGTGTAGAATGCCCGCGACAATGGAATAGCACACGCGGCCGGCAATAGCCGGAGCCTACGCTGACCACCGGCCGCGATCCGACGAAGTGCCAGTCCCAAGACGGCGCGGGATCGGTCGAGCGTGCTGAAACCACAGGCACGCCGGCGGCCCGCGCCGCGGTCATATCCAGATATGCCGGGGGCGTCTCCGCCGGCCCAACCCACGGAGACGCACCATGAACGAATTGCAGAAGCTCCAGGACCGCAGGCTCAAGGCCATTGCCGACGCCCGCGCGATCCTCAACAAAGCGAAGGCCGAGAACCGGGAACTGAGCGCCGAAGAGCGCGCCAACTACGACAAGGCGTTCGCCGAGCAGGGCGCGCTGAAGGACACGATCGACCTGGAAATGCGGCAGGCCGCGGCGGAGGCCGAGATGGCCGCCGTCAAATCGCCCGCCGTCGGGGCGGTCCGGGCCGACGCGGCGGCACAGTCGGCCGCGACGAAGACGGAGACGCGCAGCGTGGAGCTGCGCAAGGGCCTGCGGGGCGAGGATCGGACGATCCGCATCGACCGGACCCCGGACGTGCTGGCCCACGAGGGCGCCTGGCGGCGCTTCCTGATGGGCGGCGCGACGGTCCTGGGCGAGGCGGAGGCCCGCGCGCTCCAGAAGGACTCGGCGGTCGCCGGCGGGTATCTCTCCGCCCCGGTCGAGTGGCAGGCCCGGCTGATTCAGGCCCTCGATGACAATGTGTTCATGCGGCAGATTTGCCGCGTGCATCCGCCCGTCGCCACGGCGGACAGTCTGGGGTTCCCCTCGCTGGACAACGATCCGGCCGATCCGACCTGGGTTGCCGAACTGAGCATCGGCAGCGAAGACAGCACCATGACGTTCGGCAAGCGGGAACTGAAGCCCCACCCGATGGCGCAGTACCTCAAGGTCAGCAAGACGCTGCTCCGTCGCTCCGCCGTCGGCGTGGACGCCATCGTCCGCGAGCGGCTGGCCTACAAGTCCGCCGTGGTCCTGGAGAACGCCTACCTGAACGGCTCCGGCGCCCTCCAGCCTCTCGGCGTGTTCACGGCCAGCGCGAACGGAATCAACACCGACCGCGACGTGAGCACCGGCAACACGACTACCAGCATGACGTTCGACGGTCTGCTGGAGGCGACCTTCACCCTCAAGGCCCAGTACCGCCGGAACTGCCGCTGGCTGTTCCACCGGAACGGGATCAAGCAGATTGCCAAGCTCCAGGACGGCGACGGCCAGTACATCTGGCGGCCGAACCTGGCCATTGGCGAACCGAGCACGCTCCTGAGCTACCCGGTCATGGAGAGCGAGTACGTGCCCTCGACGTTCACCACGGGACTCTACGTCGGCATCCTGGGCGACTTCAGCTACTACGAGATCGTGGACGCCCTGACGATGACCGTCCAGGTCCTGATCGAACTGTACGCGGCCGCCAACCAGAACGGCTACATCTCGCGGCTGGAGACGGACGGGATGCCCGTCCACAGTTCCGCATTCGTCCGCGTGACGCTGGCGTAGGCCGGCGAAGCGGAATAGGAGAAACAGACCATGCAACTCGGAAGAAACGTCAAGATCACGAAGGTGATCGCGGCGCAGTCGGCCACGACGGACACCCAGAATGGCAGCGAACTGGACATGACCGGATTCGACGGCGTCCTGTTTGTCGGCGGCGCGATGGGCACCGCGAACTCCGGCAACTACTTTCACATCGAGCAGGACACGGAGACCGGGATGTCCAGCGCCGCGGACCTGGAGGGCACGAAGATCATCCCCTCCACCAGCACGTATGGGATCAAGGTCGATCTCTACCGCCCGCTGGAGCGTTTCGTCCGCATCGTCGCCATCCGGGGCGCCAGCAGCACCCTCGGCGACGTGTACGCGATCCAGTACGGCGCGAGCAAGGACCCTCAGACGGACGCGACCGGCATCGAGAGCGAGTTCCACTACTCGCCGGATGAAGGGACGATCTGAGCCTGAGACACCACAACCGCCCGGCGCGCCGATGACTGGCGCGCCGGGCGCGGGAGACGAAACATGCGAAAGAAGACGATCATCCTGGCGGCCCTGGCAATCCTCGCCGTGTGGGCGATTCCGACCCTGGCCGACTACATCACCAAAATCTACCGTTCGGACGGCGGCGACAAGATGGTCGTCGTCTCCGGCGGGGAGATCGAGATGCAGAGCGGCGCCGTGCTGGACCTGCAATCCGGCACCACGCTCTCCATTGGCGCCGACATGACCGTGACGGGCCTGGTCGGCGGCGACTCCGCCCTGGGGATCACCGGGCAGGGCGCCGCGACGGCCGGCACGGTCGTCATCGCCGGCGGCGTGGACTCTGACACGAACGGCAACGGCGGTCTGGTATCCCTGACCGGCGGGGCCGGCAAGGGGACGGGCACCGGCGGCGCGGCTTCGCTGGTCGGCGGCGCTTCCGCCGGCTCCGGCGGAACGGCCGGCGCCGTCTCAATTGACGCCGGGGCCGCGACCGGCGGGACCGGGGCGGGCGTTGTGATCGGCGGGACCAACGCCACGGGCGTGACCCTGGCGGCCACGGCGACCACGACCACGGTCAACGGAGCGCTCCAGGCCAAGGGCGACATCACCCTGGCCGCGAACAAGAGCTTCAGCGGGACGACCGGCACGGGGTCATTTAACTGCTCCTCGATGACCGGCACCTTCCAGACCAGCAGCGGCACGAACACGGTCAACGGGAATCTGGTCATCTCCGGCTCCAAGACCTTCACGACCGGGACCGGCACGATGACGGTGAACGGCGACATGGTCATCACTGGCTCCAAGACCTTCACGACTGGTACCGGAACTCTGACCGTCAAGGGCAATGTGGCGATTGACTCGAACAAGTCGATCACGGCCGGAACGGGCAGCGGAGCGCTGGATTTCCACAACGCGACCGGGACGTTCCAGACTAGCAGCGGGACCAATATCGTCAACGGCGATTTGGTGATTGCCGGAAGCAAGACATTCACCAGCGGCACCGGCACCGTATCGCTGAATGGCGATACCTACGTCGCTGCCGGCAAGAACCTGATCCTGGTGGCCGGGGCCGGCTACATCCAGGCCAATGGCACGACCTCCGGCGGGATCAAGATCGCCCCCATTGCCACCGGCACCGCCGTGGCGACGATCCAGAATCAGAACGTCTCGGCCTCCACGATCACGCTGCCCAGCGCTACCTGTACCCTTCCTGGCCTGGGCCTGGCCAACGTCTGGACGGGCACGGCCGATTTCCGGGGCAACGTCTCGGCGTCGGCGAGCAACCCCAATATCGACTTCTCCGGCTCGTCCGGTACGTTTAAGAGTTGCCTAGGCGAAGTCACACTCGGCGGCAACGTCACCATCTCCGGCTCCAAGACCTTCACGACCGGGACCGGCACGATGACGGTGAACGGCGACATGGTCATCACTGGCTCCAAGACCT